TCTTTCTGCTTCAAAAACATCGGTGACACTTAATATGTTTCTAACATCATATTCTAAAAGAAGATTACTTTTCTTTTCAAGAGCAAGCTGATCATAGGTGTCAACTGCAACAGAGTCTACGTTCTTACTTGGACCAAATAATATATCAATCTTCTTATCCATTCATGAGTTTATTATAAATACCCTAAAGGGGTTTTATGTGACAATTCCTAAATCAATTAAATACCCTAAACAATCAGCATCTCCAAAACCTCGGAAAAAATATGTATTATAGTCAGTACTTCCAGCCGGATTGGCATTGACCTTACCACCATTAATTGGACACGGATCAGCACCGCTCTTATATTCACCCTCTAACTCTAATGCTGCTATTTCTGCGGTGGTTAGTTTAAATCCTCTTAGCGTACCAGTGTCTTCAACTATTTTCTTTACATCACTTGCTGGTACATGAATAAAATCAGTCCAATGTAAATCTGAACGTGCAAACCATTTGGTATTAAAATCCCCCGCAGCAATTTCTTGTAGATTGTCTTTGAAATAATAATCCCTGTATCTAAAATTATAACTAAAGTTACTGTTTGAACGCAAATTTTCTGCGTTTGATCTATAATCATTCAAGTACCCATGTTGTGGTAAATGGGCAGAAAAATTCATCCAGTTTGCACCAAAAAATTCACCACCAGTATTATCTCCACTTCCGACAGCATTTGATGGCATATTATATAAGCTATTACCTGAATAGCCAAAATCATTTGTTACAATGATTGATGTGTTGTTGTATGCATTTCTTGATTGAATTTCATTGATGTGATCACCATCTAAGAAACCATAACCATCATCACCCGGGTCGAATTGTCCCGTTGTACCATAATGAACAAGACCATGAAATCTTGCTATACTATACAAAGTATTTGCGGAAAATGTGAAATGTTGTTTTCTCCACTGATCATTCCAAAAAATATCCATTTCATCTGAACCCCCAAACCTTTCCCCCGTTCCAACTTCTCTAAACGAATTTCCTTTACTGGCATTTTGTGGAAATTTTAATGTATATCTTATTGGTGTTACTTTACCTCTTGGATTATTATCACTATCCAACCAATCATAAAAATCCATTGGCACATCATCTATTGTTATCTGAAGGGTAACAAATCCTTTAAATTCAGTAAATGCCCCCTCTGTAGAATCATCAGGAATTACAACTTCATCCCCAAACTCATTAGTTGTTACTCTTCTCCTATTACAATTAATTATGAAAATAAAATCACCGTCTCTTTTATAAGTAGAATAACTTGATTTATCTAATTTAAGCATGTCTGTTGTTGGGTCAGCATTTGCGATTTGATCATCTGAAATAGTATTCGGATAGTAATATATACTCTCAGTCACCTTCCCAATTCGTTTTGATGCAATACCTATATTAACACCCTCATTTTTTGTTACTCTATATAATTCAACGTGTTGAATTGAGTCTCCTTGATAGTCCTGTCCTGTCATTGAACCATCACCATCTGTGTAGACTGATCCAAAAATAACGAAGGTATTGACCAATTGAGCACGTATTCTAAAATCTTGTTGGGTTATTCCTATTTCAAAGTTTTCTGTGTCACCCCAAAATGGAATAATATCCACAGTGATTTCTTGTGTTTCAATATTTGGTAGGTCATCGAGATCATTACTCGGTTTAATTTTTGAACCGTTATCTGTGAATAAGTTCGGAGAATATCCAAGATTTGTTACCATTGATGCTGGATTCATGCTAAATTTACCAATATCTGTAATGTCACAACTCATATGAATTGTTTGTGTACCTGTTGGCACACCGAATATCATATAATCACCAGCTTGGTTACTAACGGTAGTATATTTATAATACTTCTTATATACCTTTAATTGTGTTTCATTTGTAACAATCTCTTCTTTAATTGGGAATGAACCGAATGGTTGTTTGGGAGAGACAATTCCTGTGTCGGGGTCTGCTTTAGAAACACGAGGAAGAAGATTATATCTTTTACCATTATTGTTTTTTATTCGTGGATTTTTATACGGATAAACGCTAACAATGTCACTGTTATATTTATCTTCCTCTTGAAGTGGAATAAATACAGAAACTTTTGCATTTGGAATACCGACCCCACCATTTGCAGTTACTCGTCCAACCAATACCCCGTAGTCTGCATTAAAATTTTGATATGCGTCTTTGGTATCAAGTTTAAGTGACATAACCTCAAGTGTGTCAACATCTTGCTCTAACCTAACTTGAAGATAGTTACTTCCCGTTGTATTACCAGTGTCAATATATATTCTTTGCGCCTTATTCATAATAAAAATCTTTCTCATAAATACTAAAATCAAAAAAACCAAACAAATGCAAAAAAAATCGATTTTTTTTCTGACAGGTTTTTTAACAAAAAATTCCAATTATTTCCAAATTTTTTAAAATTTAGAACAAATTTGGAAGAATCCTCCAAAATATGGATATATGGGTAAGATTTGCAAGCTGATAATAATTGTTGTGATCCTCCTTTTCGATTATTTTTTAGTATTTATAGGAAAATGTAATCGAACTTAACATTGAAAAAATAAAATAAAAACACTAATAATTAATAAACATGGCAGATTTCGTATTTACCTCACCGGGTGTAAAATTTAAAGAGCGTGATTTATCGTTTGTAACACGCAACGTGGGTATAACAACATTAGGTCTTGTTGGCGAAACACAAAAGGGTCCAGCATTTGAACCTGTGTTCGTTGAAGACCAAGGGCAATTCAGAGACAGATTTGGTTCTCAGAGTGCCAAAAAATTACCAAACGGCAAACTTCAATATGAATTACCATATGTGGCAAATGCATATTTAGAAGAGTCGAGTCAACTTTGGGTAACCAGAGTATTGGGTCTTTCTGGTTATGATGCAGGGACTGCATGGGCAATCACATTAAGTGCTGGTGTTGATCTTACAACAACTGGTGCAACCACAGTAACCCCTGATAGTGGTATTCCATTCACAGGTAATACTTATTTAGGTACACCTATTTTTGCATCGGGAACAACTGGTTCAGTATTCACTGGATTCACAAAATCACTCGGTGCTTTTTCTGGTGATCTTGTTGAATTTACAGCCGTAACATATACTGCATCAACAGGTGCTGGTACGGTTGATCAAGTTACAACAGTAATTACAGGTGCATCATACGCAGATTACGAAAATATGGTATTGGCAGTAATTAGAAGTAGAGGTTATGTAAAGGATAATGTTAATCTACCTTCTGAAACAGTATTCGATGCTGATACAGTAGCACTATCTGCAAACACAACAATTCTTGGATCAGGCGATTTATTTGGCACATTTGTGTTGACAGCATCTGATACTGGAAGTGCAGAATCATATACTGCCAACCTAAATCCAAATTCAAGTGCATTCTTACCAAATGTTATTGGAAGTGGTGCAAAAGATAAAAACACAAAAATTTGGGTTGAAGCAACATTCCCAGATTTAATCAAAAAATTAGATGCAGACGGTATTGGTTATGGAATTAATACAACAATGCTTGCAGTAACTGATCCAATTTTCACAAATTACAGAACACCATTTAAAACACCTGAGACTCCTTGGGTCGTTTCACAGCTTAAAGGTAGTGAAGTTGATAGATTATTTAAATTCATTTCAATTTCTGATGGTGATGCTGCAAATGAAGAAATAAAAGTTGTTATTGCAAACATTAAACCAGATACTTTAGAATTTGATGTATATGTTCGTTCATTCTACGATACAGATGCAAGTCCAGTTGTTCTTGAATCATTTACAAGATGTACAATGATTGAAGGTCAAACAAACTTCATTGCTCAACGTATTGGTACTTCAGATGGAGAGTATGATTTACAAAGTAAATATATTATGGTGGAATTGGCAAGCGATATTTCTGCCGATCTTTTCCCTGCTGGTTTCGAAGGATTTGAACAACCAGATTTTGGTGGTGGAAGTGTAGCACCAGCAGTTTACTACAAAACTGAATATGACGAGAATGAAAGAATTAGTAGAGCATACTTGGGTGTTTCAGAATTAGGGTATAGCGGTACTGGTCTTTCTGGTACAGGTATTGATCAAAATCTTTACAACTTCAACGGTTGGAAAAATGATGGTGGAAATACTGCAAGTGGTTTTACAAAATCATACGGTTTCCATATGGACTCAGGTGCAACTGGAGTATATTACGATGGAACTTCACTTATCGGTCAATTCGAAGTTGGTGCAGGTCCATTCCAAACAGTATCTGATGTTACTGATCCAACAAGCACATATTGGAATATTCAAACAAGAAAGTTTGTTCTTGTTCCAACAGGCGGTTTTGATGGTTGGGATGTAAATAGAAATGGTCGTTCAAACATTGACGGATTCCAGCAAACTGGAATTTGGGACGGTGTTGCATCAAATGTTATTCCAAAAAATGACTTCCAAGCATGGCAAACTGCAATTGAAACATATGCTAATCCAGAAGAAGTAACAATTAATTTACTTGGCACACCGGGTATTAACTGGAGTGAGCAGAATATCTTGATTCAAAACACATTAGATATGGTTGAAAATGACAGAACCGATACTCTTTATGTTATTGATTCACCAGATATCACATTCACAGTTGAAATTGGTGAAGGTAAGCCAGATGTTCTTGCATCGGAAGGTATTGTTGAATTGCTTGACTTGGCAAATATTGATTCAAGTTACGCAGCAACTTACTTCCCATATATTCAAATGAGAGATGCTCAAAATAACGTCAACGTTTATATTCCACCAACAGGTGAAGTATTCAAAGCGATGGCATACACAGATAATACTGCATTCCCTTGGTTTGCACCAGCAGGTTTACAACGTGGTGTAACCGATGCAAGAAAATCTAAATATAAGTTATCTCTTGACGCACGTGATATTCTTTATTCAGGTAGAATCAACCCAATGGCTGACTTTGCAGATGCAGGAACAGCAATCTTTGGTCAAAAGACTCTTCAGGTTAAAGAAAGTGCTCTTGACAGAATTAATGTTCGTAGATTGTTACTTCAACTTAAAGTTCTTATTGCAAACATCGCAGTTAGACTTGTGTTTGAACAAAATGATCAAGCAACAATCGACCAATTCTTACAAAAAGCAACTCCTATTCTTGATACAATTAAGAGAGAAAGAGGATTGCAAGAGTTCAGAATTAAAATGGACGATAGTAATAACACACCTGAAAGTCGTGACAGAAACGAATTGTATGGTGAAATCTTCTTGAAGCCAACCAGAGCGGTTGAATTCATTGGCATCACTTTCACAATTACACCATCTGGTGCATCTTTCGATGAAGCAGGTGCATAATAAACCGTGAAGGAAAATTTGAAAACCGTCTCTACGTTTCACGTGGGGACGGTTTTTCCTTTTACAAGTATTTATAAAAAATAATAATTAAGTTAATTAAATAATATTATGGCAAATAGAAGAAAATCAAAATCAGTGTTGGGTCAAATATCAAATATTGTTAAAGAAAAAGTTGAAATGACTGAAGAATTGGTGGTAGAAGAACCCGTAGTTGAAATCTCAGTGGAGGAAGAAGTGGTTGAAACTCCTGTTGAGGATGTGGTTGTTGAAGAACTTGAAGTTCCTGAACAACCAATTGAAGTCGTTGAAGAAGAAATGGTGGTTGAAGCACCTAAAGTCAGAAAAGTTTCTGATTTAAATGCTCAAGAGTATAGGTATTATATGAACACAGGAATAATTCCTCAATAATAATTCATTGGTTTCAAGTATTGTTTTTAATTCTATGAGTATTTATAGAAAAATAAGATTAACATTTAACACATTAAAGATATGGCAGAATTATTAAGAGGGATACCTTTTGAGTACGAACCGAAACGAGTTAACCGATTCTTCGCTGAATTTTCTGACGAATTAGGTATCGAAGTTTGGAAGGTCCAAAAATTTACAAGACCCAAAATGAAAATTAATCCAGTTCAGATTCCTTTCGTTAACGAAATGAATTATGTTTCTGGTAGATATACATGGGATGCACTAAGTGTTACGTTCCTTGATCCAATTGGACCGTCTACATCACAACAATTGATGGAGTGGGTTCGTTTACACGCTGAATCACTTACAGGTAGAATGGGATATGCTGCTGGTTATAAGAAAAATATTTTACTTAAAGCATTAGACCCAACTGGAGTTGAAGTTGAAAAATGGTTCTTGGAGCAGTGTATGATTACCGAAATTGACTTTGGAGAAAATGACTATGGCAACGATGAACTAACAAACGTTACTTTGACGTTACAACCTTGGAGATGTATTCTCAACTTATAAGAGATACAGAACGAAACAAAAACTCGCATCAATGGTGCGAGTTTTTTTATGCAGCTAATTCTGCAATTCTATTTTGTACCATTTCATTAATATAGAACTTCCTGTTCTTGGTTTCGATGATTTCAAAATCATCATTGTTATGAGATACCCAAACCAAGAATGACTTTCCAAACTTGTATTTTGTATTCTTTTCGAGAATGTACTTATAAGCCTCTAATTGGAGCGAATACTCTTCGAGGTCACATTCCTCCAGAGTACAGAACATATCGGTTAAATGACGCTCTTTACACTCTTTAGAGAAGGATTTGTTCGTCTTCCAATCCCAAATCTGTAATTCCTGATCCCGAACGTTCCAAAAGATCAAATCTGCCATCCCCGCAATAAGAGATTCTTTATCGTACATTACTAATTCTGTACAAACTGGAATTAATTTTCCCTTACTTGCCCGAAGAAAATTATCGACATGCCTCTTGGTCTTTTTATATTCCACCCAAATGGGATCGAAACCGAACTCAGCAATAACCTGCTCTTTAGGATATTTGAAGACCTTATTAAGAAGTTTATTTTCTGCGTAGTCGTGAATGAGTGAACCTTTAAGTGTCCCCTTTTTATTAATAAAGTCCCATGCCCTTTGTATCTTGTACTGTTCGACACCATATTGTTCTGCCTTAAAATTAGACCAATAATCGCCCTCGAACGGTTCTTTGTATTTGTGTGTTAATGTGGTGACTGAAATCAGTTCTTGTCCACCTAAAAAATATTTATGTGGTTCATCATAATATACAAGATCATTGAAACTCGTAATTAAATCAGATGTGATCGACTGAAAATCATTCATGTGGTAAAGATACAGAATAATTAGTTTGTAACAACATTTTTTTGAAGAATACTTTCGAAATTAATCTTCTCTAAATCATTTATTAATGAGTTCTTATCCGCAGGAAGCGCAGAATATCCGTGAATATGCCCAATAAGTGCATTTCTAATAATGTTTAATGCTTCAACTAAAACATCGCCTCTTGCAATTGGGTGTCCTTGTTCAAAGATTCTAACTCTTTCTTCAGGTGTTATTCTCACCGCCTTGAACTTGGGGTTGCCATCGTGTGAAATAAGCGCAATTTTATCACTAAGCATTAGTGTATTACTATAATATTCCTCTTTTTCTTCTAATTGTTCAAACGTCAGACTAAGCGTTGCTGGATTTCTAACATTTAATTTTAAAACATTATCGTTCTCATGTTTACCTGCACGAAGTTCAACTTGACTGTTTCTAAGAATAATATCAGTATTCACTCTCCCAACAAGAGCAATTTCTTCCTTTGTTGGATAAACACCAACGGCATCTGGATATGTTGAGGGTGCTGGTTCTGGTATAGTCAATGCCATATTGGTTGTTGACAATGCCGTATATATTGAATCATACCCAATTCTTTGTGGTTGAGATATAATACTACCCACCCAAAATCTTCCCCTTTGCGGAAATTTTATGTTTTCAATAAAAATTCTAACCATTTCGCCCA